AAGACAGTTACAGATTGGTTACCTACATAATGGCAGTTGGTAAAAATACAATAGTAGAATGTGACGTTTGTGGTTTTGAATACAGACGTAAAGTAATGAAAAAAAATAGCTATGGACTTATGGTTTGTCCTCAAGACTATGAAGGTGGATATGATTTAAAAAATCATCCTCAAAATAAAAGTCCTAGAGTAGCTGAAAGTTTTTTTATTAGAGATGTAAGACCTGAGTCTAATGTAGATAGAAATTTAGATTGGGAAGGTGCAACAACAGAATGGGAAAATACAGATAAGTATTGGAATTTAATATGAGTGATTTTACAGGTCAAAAAATTGCAAACACTTACAAAAATTTGTTACAGGTTAGTGTAGCAAATAGTTCATTAGGTACTGGATTAAAGAGTGTTGAAACAGGTGCAGGTAATGTAACTCCATTACAAATATCTACAGATAAAGTTAATATAGGTGGTACATTTCAAATAGGTGGTGTAGCCTTAACTGCAAATGTAACTGCATTAAATAACATTGCAGATTTATCAAGTCTTACAGGTATTGTAGTAGGTGATTCAGGAACTCTTTCAGGGAGAACTATTACTGGAACTACTCCTATATCTGTAGCTAATGGTAATGGTACAGCAGGTAATCCTACTATAAGTCTTGCAACTACAGGTATAACATCTGCAACTTATGGACCTTTAGGTAAGTTTAATATTGATACATATGGTAGAGTAATAAGTGTTAGTGTTGCAACTACAGTGTCTGCTAATGCATTTGTAGGTGGCACAGTATCTGCTTCTTCTCTTACAGTAGAAAATGATACATCTATAGGTGGTGATGTAGTTATTGAAGGCACTACTAATATGAAAGCAGTAAGTGCTACTGATGTAACTTTTAATAATCTTACAGTAGGAACTAATTTAAATGTAGGAACAGTAAGTGCAACTACAGTAGAAACAAGTGTAGTAAATGCAACTACAGCAAGTATAACTGATTTAACTGCAGGAACAATAAGCTTTAGTGATACATCAGTAAGTTCTTTAAATGCAACTAATTTGTTTGGAGTAAGTATAAATGCAACACGATTATTTAAAGCAGGTGTAACTGTTGGAACTGAAACACAAATAGCTGCAGTAAGTGCTTTAACTAAAACTAATTTAGATGCAATAACATCTATTAATACAGTAATAACTTCTGTTAATAGTTTGGCAGTTGCAGTTAGTGCATTATCAAAAACTAATTTAGATGCTATTACTTCTATTAATACTGTAGTAACATCTGTTAATAGTTTAGGAGTAGCTGTTAGTGCTTTAACAAAAACTAATTTAGATGCAATAACAAGTATTAATACAGTTGTTGCAGGAGTTAGTGTATTAACTAAAACTAATTTAGATGCTATTACTTCTATTAATACTGTTATAGGTAATTTAAGTGTAGGTGCAATTACAAGTATAAATACTGTAATAACTAATCTTTCTGCAACTATGGCAACTTCTATTGCTAATAGAACTGCAGCAATTACAAGTATAAATACAGTTGTAGGAAATTTAAGTGCAACTATGGCAACTAGTATTAATAATAGAACTACTGCTATAGCTACGAATACTGCAGCAATTACAAGTATAAATACAGTGATAACATCTGTTAATAGTTTAGCAGTTGCAGTTAGTGCTTTAACAAAAACTAATCTAGATGCAGTAACATCAATTAATACTGTGGTTGCTAATTTAAGCTCTACACTAGCAACTAGTATTGGTAATAGAACAAGTGCAATTACTTCTATAAATACTGTAGTAACTAATCTTAGTGCCACAATGGCTACAAGTATTAATAATCGCACTGCAGCAATAACATCTATAAATACTGTAATAACAGATTTATCTGCAACTATGGCTACAAGTATCAATAGTCGTACTGCAGCAATAACATCTATAAACACAGTTGTTACAAATTTATCTGCAACTATGGCAACTAGTATTGCAAATCGGACTGCAGCTATTACAAGTATTAATACTGTAGTAGGTGGTATAGGAGACCCCATACCATTTGCTATTGCGTTAGGTTAAGATATACAGTATAATATATTAATAAATAAGGAAATATTATGGCAAATAACTTTAAAGTATCAGTAGTAGCAGGAGTGGGTACAGGAGCTACTCAAGCTTATGTATGTCCTTCAAGCACAGAAACTACTGTAATAGGATTAAGTTTAGCAAATATATCTACTTCACAAATAACTGTATCTGCTCATGTAAGTATAGGAGATGCAGGTAATGGTGTTGCAAGATTAGTTAAGGATGCACCTATACCTGTAGGTTCTAGTTTAGTTGTTGTAGGAGGAGACCAAAAATTAGTTTTAAATGCTGCAGACCATATAATGATTACTTCAAGTGCAGCTAGTTCAGTGGATGTAGTGACGAGTTACTTGGAGATATCTTAATGACATTAATAGGTAATCCTTTAGCTTCAGCATTTCAACAAGCACCTTCAATTGTAAGATTTAATGGTGATGGTTCTGATACGACATTTGCTTTAGGAAGAACAATATCAGCAGTACAAGATATACTTGTAAGTGTAGATGGTGTAGTTCAAGATACATCTGCTTATACTGTGCCTGATGGCTCTACATTAACATTTACTGCTGCACCTTCAAGTGGCACTAATAATATTTTTGTGTACTTTCTTGAGTCTACTAGAGGTTCTATTACACCTGCAGCAGAAAACAAAGGTAATTTTAAGGCAGGTGGTATGTTCAGAACAAATGCACAAAACTTAACTGCTGATACAACAATATTAGCTACAGAAAATGCACAGGTTACAGGAACACTTACTGTAGATAGTAGTGTTACATTGACAGTGAATAGTGGTGGAAGGTTAGTGATATCGTGAGTACACTTAAAGTAGATGCAATACAAGGTACAAGTGGCAGTAATTCTGCTATGACATTAAATGGTGCTGTTGTTACTTTTAATCAAACTCCTAGTGGCACACAAACTTATGCACCTTTACTAAATGTTGATACTATTTCAAATGTATCAAGTTACCATGTAAATAATACTTACATTAATGATACTTATGATTACTATTTTGTTTCTGCATTTTTTAAACCTGTAACTGATGGTGTTACTTTATATCAAAAATTATACATTTCAGCATCACAAGATAATGGAGCTACGACTCAAAGTAGCACTGCACCAAATTCTTGGGAATATGCACAAATAGGTGGTTCAAATACTAGTGGTGGAGATAGTTCTTCACAAGCTACACTACATTTTACGACTATAGGAAATGGAACTGGAGAAGGTGTACATTTTCATAATCATTATTATGCTAATAATGAAAAAGCTAATATGATTTTTTGGCATGGCTCTACCTCTCACTTGGCAACTAATGGGGCTCATGTAGGAAGCACTACATCAGGAGCATCAGGCACTCCTCTTACTATGTATCAATATTCTTTAGTCGGTATGGAGTTTTATTTTAGTAGTGGTAATATTTCTACTGGAAGAATAAATGTTTATGGTGTTAAGGGTTATGTGTAATGGCTAACGATTATAAAATGTTAAATTACCAACGAGTGCAATTAACAAATGAAGAACAAAAAGTTAGAGATGCTGAAATAAAAGCATGGAATGATAATGCAACAAATAGACGCATGATTGAACTTCGTAGACAAAGAAATGAATTGTTAGCTGAAACTGATTGGATGGCTAACTCTGATATAATTATGAGTAATGAATGGAAAACATATAGACAAGCTCTTAGAGATATAACAAGTCAAACACCAACTAGTGATGAATTAGATGAAAATTTTTTATATAAAACTATTACTTTTCCAAAGAAACCGAGTTAAGGAAACTTAGCATGAGTGAAATAATACTAGACACAATCACAGGCAAGTCTACTGTAACAACAGTAACCATTGGCTCAACACCTGTAGTTAGTTCAAGTGCAAACTCTATGACTATTAGAGGTGAAGGTAGCAATCAGACAAGTATTCAGCAAGGCTTAATAAAAGGATGGATTAGATTTGATGGTTCAGGCACTATAGCTATAGACGATAGTTTTAATTACGCTAGTATAACAGACAATGGCACTGGTGATTACACTGCAACACTTTCTACTGCAATGGGTAATGTAAATTATGCACCAGTAGCAGGAGCAGGAGATGTAAACTATGGAGCAAAAATAGATTTAGAACACTCCGACACAAACACTACAACTGCCATGAGATTAAGAACAGCAGGTACTGTTAGTGGAACTGGAGACACTGATTTGGTAGCAATACATATTGCAGGAGACCTCTCATAATGGCAAACGGAACAATAGCATTTGATACATTACAGACAAGTGGGCAGATAACAGGCACAGCTAAGTCTTTGGATACAGATTATGTTGTAAATGGTAGTTCTAAACAATGGCTAAGACTAGATGGAACAGGAACTGTTGGTATTGATGACAGCCTGAACACAACAAGCATAACTGATAATGGTACAGGAAAATATGGTGTGACAATAGCTAATGACATGGCTAATGCAAATTATTGTATGACAGGCATGGCTAGTGATTTTCATGTAGCAGATGAAGATGCAGGTGGAGCAGACCCTACAACAGGAGCATACAGACTTTGTTGTTTTTATGTTTCAGGTACTGATGGAAGTCGTACTTTTAATGATGAAGACAGAGTAAGTTGTACAGTACACGGAGAACTCGCATGACAATAGAAACACCAGAATTTCAAGGCACACATCTTTGGGAAAGATTGTGTTGGGCAAAAGAAAAGCTAGAGCCTTACAGAACAGAATATTGTGTTGTATGGGAAGACCCTGAGACACCTGATGAACCTGCAAAGGTTACACACCCTGACCCTAATTGGATGGCTTGTGTATTGCAAGGTGGCATACTACCACCTGTAGAAGTTTATTGGGAACTCAAGAAAGATGAAGAGAAGCCTGACTTTGTGAAGCATACAAGAGGTTACTTGCTACACAACACAAAGCCTATTGAAGCAATGACAGAAGAAAGAGCAATAGAATATCTTATTATGAAAGACTTACCAAAGCACGTATGGCAAAACTACGACAAAGCCAACAAGCCACGTATGGTCATTTGTACTAAGTCACAGTTACCAAGCACAAGAGTGTGGCGAAATG